GTTAGACAACAGAGGAAATTCACCAACAAGACCATTTGTAAGCATCCAGAGAGCTTTCCTTGAGGTAGCAAGATTCTCGTATTCCCCAGGCATTGATAATGATCGTTTTGATCAATTCACAATCATGTTGTCTCCTGGTGTACACCACATTGACAACCGCCCAGGTATAGAAAACGTAGCAGATCTTCCTGTTTTTCAGTATAATCAAGCATTAGGAGAGTGGGAAACAAACAGTAATGTGAGTTTTAATCTAAGCGATCCAAATAATATTCTCTACAAATTTAATGGACGCGACGGTGGTGCCACTATTCCTAGAGGTACATCTCTCGTAGGTATGGATCTGCGTAGAACTCAACTACGCCCTTTGTATGTTCCTGATCCTGCTGACAAAGATGTTCCTCGTTGTGCGCTATTCAACGTAACTGGTGGTTGCTATTTCTGGCAGTTCACTATTCAGGATGGAGATCTTTCTTCTAATTCTCCTCTGTATGATTCTGTTGCTGGTATTGGTAAAGTATACACACAACCAAATGATACGGTAACAAAACTTGTTCCAGAATTCTCTCACCACAAAATTACAAACTTTGTCTTCGCTGATAGACAAGATTTAGGTCTGTTGTACAGAAAAATCTCGCATGTTTTCAGTGATTTCCAACCACCTATTGATGACGTATATGTAGAAGGTCAAACTCTTCCTGTAACTGAGTATTGGTCACCAACCACTACCTATACTGCTGGGGATAAAGTACTATATAATGGTCAAGCATATCAAGCTTCTTCATCTTCTACTAACGCAAGACCAACCACAAACCCAAGTAAATGGGCATTGATGGTTATTCGCAACAGAGAATTTGACTTTAGAGTACAAGAAAACAGAATCGTTGGACCTCTACAAGACGCGGTTCGTCTTGATGAAGTAAGAATTGATGATTCTTCTCCTGCTGGTATTGCTACTTTAACTGTACGCACAAAAATTAACCATGGATTTTTCCCTGGTCAGTACGTTGCTATTACAAATAACGGACTAAACGACACATTAAACGGTGTATTTCAAGTCGCTTCAATTAGTCCGACAGATCCAAAAGTATTTACTTACAGAGTTCCAGCAACCGCCACTGGATTGGGTCTTGTTAGTGGCACAACTTATACTGCCGCTTCATCTCCTGCTCTTGACACCAATGCCACCGTACAGGCGGAGGTAGATAGCGTAGAATCGGCATCTCCATACGTCTTCAACGTTTCGATTCGTTCTACTTGGGGTATTTGTGGTATCTGGGCGGATGGTAAGAAAGCCACTGGATTCAAATCCATGGTTATTGCTCAGTACACTGGTGTTTCGCTACAGAAAGACGATCGTGCGTTCATTCGTTACGATGAATTCAGCAACACATGGAATCAGGCACCACTCACTGATGCGTTCGCTACAACTCCTTACCACATCAAAGGTGACGCATACTGGAAAGATGATTGGAGAAACTTCCACGTTAAGGCATCTGATGACTCCTTCATTCAGTGTGTTTCGATCTTTGCTGTAGGTTTTGCGGACCACTTCTTGATGGAATCTGGTGGTGATATGTCTATCACCAACTCAAACTCGAACTTTGGTAATACCTCACTCCATGCTATTGGTTACAAAGGATTTGCTTTCAACCAAGATAAAGGTGGATATGTTACGGATATTATCCCACCAAAATCACTGTCTACATTAAAGACAATTAGAAAGCAATATTATACATTTGATGTACCTCTTGTAAGAGGAACGTCGCTCAATCCAAACTCAACGAGACTTTATTTGGGTGCGGAAGATGCTCGCAATCCTGAAGATCGTCCAGCAGCATCCATTGATGGTTACAGACTTGGTGCTAAGAGAAACGAAAAAATCTTTGTAAAATTAGATGCGTCTGGTGCTAAGTCAGCAGATTTGATTCACTCTGGATTTAAGAAGTGGACAGCATCTCTATCTACTTTAAATCCTACTGGTGTTGGTTTTACGGTTGAATATAATCTTAGACAAGACGCCGCTAATTTAATTGATGCTAATAAAACATTTATTCAGTCTGAAGCATTTGGATACATTTTAGAGAAATATCCAAATCTTCAAAATATTCCTTATGTAAATCCAAATATTACAGCAGAAACTGGTCGTTACAGAGACGCAAGTAATCTAATCAAGGCAAATCGCCAAGAAATCATTGATTATGCGTTTTCACAAATGCAAACCGCTTTCCCAGCGTTTACTGTTCCTGGTGGAGCTAATGCGAACGAAAAGTGTAAGCGTGATATTGGTTTTATTGTAGATGCTATTGCTAATGACTTATACACTGGTGGTAACTCAAACATGATTGATGCCACAAAGGCATACTTCACATCAACAGGTACACCAATTACAAATGGTCTTGCTGGTGAAGAAACACAGTCTATTTTTGCGTTTAACAGAGCAAAAGATTGGTCCAAGAAAGCGATTTCAAACTTATTGACAAATACATCGCTTCTCAATTCTCCAACACTTGCTGCTTCTGGTACTACAATTACCGTAACAACTCTTACACCACATAATCTACAACCAAATCAATCTGTAACTGTTGGTGGTGCTACACAAACAGCATTTAATGGAAAGTTTCAAGTTCTTTCTGCTGGATTGACAAGTACTCAGTTTAGATATACTGTACCAACAGCTCCTGGCGTAACAAATGCCACTGGTGCTATTTACGTCTCCACAATTACGATTGACCCAGTAAATGATGACGCAAATGTTGGCAGATTTAAAGATGGCAGCAAACTAATTACTGCTAACCGTCAAGAAATTATTGATAAAGCAGCTGCTGAAATTGCTGTTCAGTTCCCCGATTTCTATTATCCTGGAGATCCTCAAACAACATCAATCTCTCGTTACAAAGATGCTTATCGTCTAATTCAGCAAAATAAACAAGAAATTATTGATGGAGCATACGCAGAAATTGCGATTCAGTATCCTAGTTTCACAAATCCAGATCCAGTTAAGTGTAAGCGTGATATTGAATTCTTTATTGATGCTGTTTCTCTAGATATTTCTCAGGGTGCTGGCAACGTATATACACGTAAATTCCTTCAACAATATTTTACTAATGCTACCACACTGCTTCCAAATGGATTAGCAGGAGAAATTGATCAATCAAATGCTGCTTTCATCGCGGCTCGTAACTTAATGAAGTCTGCGTTGACCAATCAATTAACAATCAAAGATACTACTGTTACTTCTGGACCAGCAAACTATAGCGGAACTGGTGGTAACATTCCAAACACAAGTCCTAATTCGTGTGCTGACGTAAGATTAGCAATTGACAGTCTTACTTTTATTGTTACTTCCAATTTAAGCGCAGGAAACATTACAAATCTTGTTGCTGAACAAGTTTCTACTGTTATTCCAGCTGGAGAAACTAAATGTAAGCGTGATATCGGTTATATCGTTGACTCTATCGCACAAGATCTCTTCTGGGGTGGAAACGAGTTCACTGTTGGCGCTGTTAGAGAGTATTTCACGCAGGCAGGTACACCAATTTCCAATGGATTAGTTGGTGAATCGGCGGAATCTGTTGTTGCTTTTAACAAAGCAAGAGATTGGTGTAAGAGAGCTTTAACAAATCAACTTTATACAAAGAATCTTGCTTTATCTGTAGGTCCAGCAACTGCTGGTGGTTCTGGTGGAAATATTACTTATACAGCTTCTGGCAACGGTGCTACTTGTACTGATGTACAATCAGCAGTAGATTCTCTGTTCTCAATTGTCACCAGTGTTGTCAATGCTGGTAGTATTTCTGGTCTTCCAGCAGTAGATAATGGCGATTGGGATTGCGCCAACGTAAGACAGACAATTGATACTTTAACAAACATCATCACTAGCACTCTACTTGCTGGCAATCTTAACAATTTACCAGTCAGAAATCCTGGTCCTTGGTCACAAGTTAGCGAATCGAGTAAGTGTAAGCGTGATATTGGGTACATTGTAGAAGCTATTACTTCTGACCTAAGATTGGGTGGAAACATCAATACAATTAATGCCGCAGAATCATACTATACTGGCAACAATTTAGATTATATTGAAAATGAAAAATTAGAGACCCTAGACGCTTATCGTTATGTGAGAGATTTGGCGATTTCTTCAATGAGAAATCACAATACTTATCTTCCAAACGCAAGCACAACATCTGGATCATCAATTGTTACCGTCAACAGTACAGTTGGTCTTGTTGTTGGCATGAGAGTTCGTAGCGTTAATGCTATTCCAACTTCTTCTAGCAGCACAATAGCATATACAACGACAATTCCATCAACCGCATATATCAAAAAAATTGGTGATGGTGTTAATGGATTGGCATCAAATCAAATTCAACTTGGAACACAGGGTAGTAAGTTAAATTTTGGTTCTACAGTAAATGCTACTGCTACTGCGACAAATGTTAATCTTTATGTTGAATTTACGCAGGGAGTTTGGACAAATACACTAACACCATCCACTGACTCTAGTGTAATTCAAGATTACAACTACTTAACTCCAGGTGATATTGCTACTGGCGCTCCTGGTGGAGAATGCGCTTCTACAGCAAGCACGATTGTTAATTTCTATCAAATTCTATCTACTATCATTAATAGTGGTGTTGGAACTGTTCCTAGAGTTGCTTCTTCTATTAACACAGGTGCTTTAGCACAGAGAGCAACTTTATTTACTTTAACTGAGTCCGATAGCACTGGATTGCCAACATCCAACCCACACCAGTTAGAGACAGGAACTCCCGTTAGACTTGTTCCAAGAGCAAAGTCTGGAGTTAATGTAGACAAACGATTAATTCGTCTGCCAAAAGGATTTGATACCAATACCGTATACTATGCTATTGCTCCTGGTAGAATCACTGATCCATTTAATTATTCCACAATTGGTTCATTTAATGGATCTAATCAACAAAATTTATTACTAGCAACCAGCGAAGAAAATGCTGCTGCTGGTATCTATATCTACTCATCTGAAACAGATGGTATTGATGCCAACGTAGAAATTGATGTATATCAGTATGTTCTTGATGTTAACTACGATTTACATCAATATCAAACTAAAATCGCTGCTGGTTCCAGTACAATTCTTGAAACTGATAGACCACATGCTTTTGATAAACCATCAACAAACGTAGAACCACAATTAGTATTCTTCCGTGTTGGTTCTGATATCACTGGATCTTCTTTACCAACTTTATCGTCTCAGTTCGGTGGAACAACTATTTCTGGTAAAAACCTTTACTATGTACGTTATGTAAACGCTAGAAGATTTACTATTCACGAAACCTTTGCGAATGCTCGTGATAACATCGCTCCTATTTCTTTCCAACCAGGAAGCACAGCAGTATTCTATACTTTCTGTAACAAGCGTAGATCTCCTCTAAGATATGATCCTAAAATTGGTACAGCTGCTACTGATGGATGCTGGTATCTAGAAACTCTATCTGCTGGCAACACGATCATTCCTAGAATAAAGTTGTCTGATTATGCTGGTAGACTGAGAACTACTGATTCATATTTTGAAAGAATTGAGGATAACAGAACTAAAGAAGATAGAGTATATCGTCTACGTTATGTCATTCCTAAGAATCTTAAGACAGTTCGTGATCCAATTAGAGGATTTGTATTTAAAATTCGTACAGACGAAAAGAGAAGATTGTTACCACAAAAAATTCTTCTCAAGCCAACATCAACTGGTGCTGATACAGCAACTCTACTTGCGCCAGTGACAGGGGAAAGACTAGGACTTACAACTGCCGAGCAACTTGTACTAAATCCAAACTTTGTATCTACATACGATCCTTCTGCGTTTGGTAATCCAAAGAGACTTGAGACTACTTCAAAGGTAGCATTTACTATTCAGTCAGCTAGAAAGGTTTCGTTAAATAACAAAAATTATTTACAATTAACAGTTTTTGATGTCGGAATTGATGCTGAAGCATACAAAACAAAACTCTTTACCACAGTAAAAATTACTTCTCCAGAAGGTGGTAATGGAGTCTTTGTTTCAAGTATTCCTAATTCAAACAGCACTAATTTAATTTCTTGGTCTGGTAATTGTTCTGGTAGTGGTTATGTACATGGTTATTTTGCTTATGAAAATAACTACTACATGATCCTTAAAGATTTAACTGGCAATTCCAACATTGATTACAGTAGCACAACTCCTACTGTCTTTACACAAGGTTCTGTAACCGCTACTCTCATAAGTGAACCAAATGATGGAAGATCAGATATTACTAAGTATCCATATGTCGTGGAAGGCGCAAACGTCTACACATTAACTCCTGGTGATAGAGTAAACGATGACAATGGCGTTTCTTACACCATCGCTAGTGTAGAAGATGTTCCTGACATGGAAAATACTTTCTACATCTTTGATGTTAATACTATTCGTAGAAGAATCCCTGGTCAGCAAGATGGTGTATACTACTTAACTTGCGTGAGAGGTAATATTTCTCCATATCCAACTGGTTCGGGTGTTGGCGAAAACTTCAGAAACTTTAAGTTCTCACAACCAATTTCTAAGTTGTATCCAGAGTTCTATAAGAACGATCCAGAATGGTATAAGGGCGTAGATTTAACTACTACTACGCTTTCCGATCCACCTCCAACAGTATCTACCGCAGACAACTACATTCATGGTCTGGTAACTGTAAACGATGCTAAGAATAGCTTGACCAAAGAGATGGTTCTTGATTTTGTTCAAGATCCAGGAACTGGTGGGTACACATTTAATGGTACATCTACCATCCAGGCACAGTCTGGTACAGCTTCTGCTGGTTCGGAAGGAAGAAGAATTCCTATCAATGGAACTTCTCAGTATCCAACAGAAGGAAAACTTTATGTAGAACTTCGTAGACCATCTATCGCTCGTTCTGGTAACCACACGTTTGAATATCTTGGTTTCGGTCCTGGTAACTACTCAACTGGTTTCCCAGCAAGACAGGAAATCATTCTTACTGATGTTCAGGACTTCTACGCTCAAGCGAAGAAACAAGACGCTGGTATCGTCTTCTACACTGGTCTAAACTCTAATGGCGATCTTTACATCGGCAACAGAAAGATCAACGCTATCACTGGCGAAGAAACATTCCTAGAGTCTGCTAAGCTTGTAGAGTCTACAGATGAAGCTGATGTAATTGGCGGACTAGTAACAACATTTGATACCGCTGTAACATTTAATGAGATTATTACAGTTAATGGATCCGAAGGAAAAGCAGAAAGTTTCTTCAATGCTCCTATCGTAATCAATAACACTACAGCGTTTGGATCTGTAGAAAACTTCCCATCACTTAAGATTGTAACAGGGGAGGGAGTTGTCGTTGGTTATGACCCATATCTTGAAGTAAATATCGCACAGCAGAAAACGGGTGATATTATTCTACATCAAGGAAGACTACAAACAACAGTTGTTGATTTAAATCCAAGAGGATTACAAGATTATCAAATTATGACGGCTCTATCCAATAGAACGCCTGATCTTGCTAATACATTTGGATTAACTACCAATGGTCCTTCTCAGTTACAAAATACTGATTTTGGCACCAAATTCCCTCTAGCATCAGGTTTGATTCAATTAAAGGGCAATCAAACTTTATTCACTGGATCTCTTGGATGGATCTATGCTAATGATTACATTCGTATTGAGAATCGTTCTGGTGGTGGATTTAATGCTCAAGTAATTGGTATACAGGGTGCTGCTTCTGGTACTATTGTTAGATTAACGTGGAATGTTGGTATTACAAATACATCATTACAAATTTCTTCTTCTTCACAAATTCGTATTACTGGTGCTACTGGTGCTCTTGCTCCGCTTAATGGCGTGTGGCCTGTTTATAGTTCTGTTGGTACGCCATTTGTTCCTACCAATAATTTTGTTAATATTATTGTCAATAATAACCTTCCTCTTTACACTGCTATTCCTCTTCCAAATAATGGATACCCAGTTGATGCGGTAGCACAACCAAATATTGTAATCGAGAAATCGAAAGCAGCATTCAAAGAGTTTGGTGTTCTCGGATCCGAAGCGATTAGAACAGAAACAGAAACAATTGGTGATTATAAACTTGGCATTAACACTGTCGCTCGTTCTGCTCACAGTGCTTATCAGACAGCATTCGTTGATGCTTCAACAACTCCAAGAGCAAACCTTGACGTTGTTGGTACAGCCTTCATCAGTGGTAAGAAGATTCTTTCTTATCTCACTGAAACGGGAACAACTAAGACGCAAACAAATAGAGATGACGCAGTTGTTGTGGGTGGTGATAGTGCCAATCCACTCACTTCTGCTGCTACTTTAAGAATTGCTACAACAAATGGTGGTAGAGTTGGTATTAATGTAAACAACGCAGATCTTGATAGAACTTTGGTTGTTTCTGGAAATGGTAGAATTACTGGAGACTTTAGATTCCAGTCAGATATTGAAGTTAATGGTGGCGATATTACCACAACAAACGCAGTATTCAATATCGCAAATGAAGCAAATGCTCTAACGTTCTCTGCTGGTGCTAATGCTACTACAGCAAATCTGTTTAATGCTGCTACAGCATCTCAAACAGTTAATATTGGTAGTAGTGTTGCTGCTGCTGGTACATTTAATGTTCACAACAATAGTTACAATTCTATTGTAAATATTGGCACTGTACCACAGGTAACAAATCCTGGTACTCCAGGCGTTCTTCCAACATCTTTGATTACTTTTGGTGGAGCAATTAATAATCCTTCTCAAAGTATTTTTAGAGTAAAAAATTATCAGACGGTTTTAGATGGAACTCTTGAAATTAAGGGAGATCAACTTTCGGCAACTACGACTACACAAGAGTTTACTCTATTCCCATCTAATTTAACATCTGTAAAAATTGCTCCTACTGCTGGTAACGTAGAAATTGGTGGTTCGGCTGGTACTACTTTACTTAGAAATGGATTAAAAGTAAATAACAAAGCAATTTTTGAAAGTGATATTGAGCAAAACGGAGGATTTAGAAATTCTAGTGTTGGAGTTAGCAGAAACACATTAGGAACTATTAAAATTTCTCAAGTTTCTAGAACTGGCACTACAGCAACTATTACAACTACGGCAGCACACGGATTGTCAACAGGACAAACCGCAAGAATTGTATGTAGCAACAGTTCATTTACAACTATTGGAGTAGTTAGTCTTACGGTTGTTGATGCTATAACATTCACGTATACAACGGTATCATCTGGTAACATTGCTACGCAATCGGCAACTGGTACTGTAATTAGACTTGGATTTGGTAAATTCCATAGTCCAGGACAATTAGCTGGATTTAACGGTGCTGTCACCAGCAATTTAAATGTAGATTACTATGAATCTATTTCTAATATTGCTTCATCACAAAGTATTACTGGATTACTATCAATAACAAGTCCAACAGTATCTACAAAATTAATTATTTCGGCAAATACTTTAGTTGCTGGAAATGCTGTAGTATTTACAAATGTAGGAAATCTTTCGGGTGTTACTACTACAACAACATACTTTGTTGTAGAAGCAGATTCAAACGGTATAACAATTTCCACAACTTCTGGTGGATCTGCTATTGTTGTTGGTTATCAACTAGGATCTACTTCTCCAGGAAGCGCAACGATAAGATTGAAAGATACTCTCGTAGACACTGGCGGCGCTTCTGAAATTAGTTCTACACTTACAACGTTGCCAATTAATAATCCAACAGGAATAAATCAAATTGGTATATATTTCTTAATTAATACTGAAATTGTTAGAACTGTTAATTTGCCATCTTCGGTTGCTCCATATACTGTAGAAGTCGTGAGAGGAGTTGATGGAACGGCAGCTGTTTCTCACCCCGATGGATCAAAAATTGTCAGACTAATTAAAACTGAAAATGCTTCTTATATTTTCCCATCTACTGTTACGGATGTAGAAACATCAATAAATCTTGCTGAATTTAGTGGAGTCTTTAAACCAACCGACATTTTAAGAATTGATAAAAATACTTCTACTGAAGAATTTGTAACAATTACAGCAATTAATCCAAATGAAGCTCAAACTTTCTCCATTAACAATGGCGCTTCTGGTTCCAGCAAATTAACAACATTTAATGTTGTTACTACGAGCGGAGACACAACGATTCTTGGAGATGTTACAATTGGTTTTGATAATGGAGGAACATCTAGCACATCAAGTTTGTCTGGAGTTGATATTATAACTGGTGGAGGAAATCTCAAAGTACACAATTCTATTGAATTGAGCGGAAATACTTCTACATCATTACCAGCAAAACAATATTTTGTAATTACTAATGGTTCTTCGCCTAGATTGTATGTTGAGAGTGCCACTGGCAACACTAGATTGTATAATGGTGCTAATTTACAAATTTTCAAAGACGCATTCTTCTCTTCTGGAGTATTTGATAAAAACAGGCAAGATATTGCTAGTGATATTGCTTTTGAAGTTTTGGGCGTTTCTGGAAATACAAGAATTGCTGGATCACTAACGACTGGCGATGATGTTACCATTAAAAATGGATTGAGTGGAACAAATACTATAACATTAGATGCTCAGTTGGGAACTACCGTCATTGGTAGATCACTGTCATCTGCGGCAACTGGAGCAACTCTAACATTGAATGCCACATATAGTACAACTGCTCCTTCAATCACTCCAGTATTTTCGGTTGAAAATTTAGGAATTAACAACGATAAACCATTTAGAATTAGATTGGATGGTTCTATTCAGGCATTTGGTAGAGAGAATTTCTACACCAAAAATGGCGGAAAACGAACAATTTTTGTTGATTCTCAAAGTGGTAATTTGAATGCTTCTGGACAAAGACTACAACCAAATACTCAATATTTGGTTAGACCTACTAACGAATTAATTTTATATCTACCATTAGCATCTGATTGTGTAACTGGTGATATTGTGAGATTTGTTGATATTCAGGGCAGTTTAAACTATAATGTGCCATTAAAAATTAGATGCGAAACGGGGGTAAATCTTCAAAAATCTCAAGGTGGCACTGGTGGATGGGCAGGTGGAGAATTGATTGTTAATACTCCAAATGCTGGATTTGGATTAATATACGTTGGGGAAGTTGACTCTAGTGGCACTACTTCAATAGCAAGTGACAATAGAGGCTGGTGGTTAGTGGAGGTGTAAAATGCCATACATAGACGCAACAAAGTATAACAAAGTAAAATCACTCTCTGGGTATCCTGTTGGAACTATCATTCCTTGGTCTGGTAATGAAGAAACTATACCAATTGGATGGAGAATATGTAGTGGTTCTTTTTTAAATGTTTCTGCTTATCCTAAATTATTTGAATCCATAGGATATACTTATGGAGGTACAGTGGGGTCCACTTTTAGGTTGCCAAATATTGCTGGATCGGGAATAGTTGATATTTTTGTTGGGCATTATGGATTTTTAAAAACAACAACGTCCACATATTCCGCTGGATCCATTAATCACCCCATGCAAAATCTAAATTCTGCTGCGTGGACTCCTCTTACTTCTAGAAATAGAACAGATGATCCATATTGGGCGCAAATAGGAGCATCTAATAATGGAAATTCTGGATCTGGAACTGGCAATCCCCCACCTTCCACCATTGATTTAGTTGGTGTTAGAGACGAAGGAATTGGTGGATTAACTGCAACTGTTACTGGACTTGCTTTAACTGCTGGACTACTTCAGCGTGGATATAATGTTATGCCAAGAAAATTGGGAGATGGTCATATTCCTATTCATAATCATACCGTTGAAAATACGGGCGAAATTTCACACACTCAAGGATCTGTTTCTTTGGACGATTTTGAAAATTTTTGGGCTTATAATGGGTGTGGTCAAAATACTACATATGAAAGTAATGCTAAAGCTACTGTGGGATTTAGAAATAACACTACAGGCAACCATTATGTTGCTGGTGGGGGCAGAACGACAGCTACAATAGAACTTGCTGGGGACGGATTTTCTGGTGGTGACATGTTGGCTCACATAGGAGGCACAAAAAATTTTCATACGAGTATTAGTGCTAACTATAGAACATGGACCTCAATCGGTGGTCATAGTCATGGATCAAATACGGTTACATTTACAAGCGGATTATCTGTTAGAGCTTCAAATACTTATACTGATATTGTTTCCAGTGATGTACTAATAGATAATTCTGCAGGATTAAATGCGGGCACTATATCAGTCACAAGTACTTGCCCGTCATTAACTATGATTTTTATAATCAAAACGTTTTAAATAGACAAATGGCAACTACTTACTCTTACGAAAAAGGAAAATATGGTGGACCGTGTGGAACTATTTTTCCATATTTTAGACCAATGCAGAATTTAATTCCTTCTGATCAAGAATATGTTGAAAATATACCTGCAGGATATTTGAGATGTAGAGGTCAAATATTAAACGCTGATCAGTATCCAAATCTCGCTTTGGTCATTGGTGTAGGAGACACTTGTATTTACAGGAAATCTGGAATAACATTACAGAATGCTGCTGCGAATGGAACGGGTGGTCAAATACAATTACCAGATTTGGGATCAAAATATATTACTGCTGCCACAACTCCAGGTAGTTATCTAAATACCACTACAACGAATACTGCCACAAATACCGAAATTTCTAGAGCTGGAGTAGCAGTAGAATTATCATCTAACGCTTCCACATCAGGAACACTGTCGTTTTCATATACAGGAGATTTTGTGTTAAATCAAAAAGAGTTGGCAGTCTCTGGTCAAGTAAGAGTTACTGGTCCATCTTCTACGTCACGAAGATCTGTCAGTGAAGCTGAGATAATGGGACACGGGCACGGAAGTACTTTATCCACTGGCACACAAGTTTTAACTGGACTTCGATGTTTTGTTGGGGGAAGTTTGACAGGTGGTATTCTTTGTCAAGGAGGGTCTTTTATCGGTGGTAGAAACGTAATAACTGGGAGGCAATGGGCTACATTTCAACTAGGTGTTTTTGGTAGTGATGAATTAACCGCACATAGTCATAGTGGATTATTTCCAAGTATAACTAGTAGTTCATCAAGTGCTTCTATTAGAAGAACACAAATTCCAGCTTCTGGTATAACAACAACGGTAACTTTTAATAAATTTAATAGATTTTCAGTAGATAGAGTTTCTGGAAAATTTATTTTGTGCGAATATTTAATTAAATTTTAAAAAGTATGTCCATCACAATTTCTTCGCTTACACCAACTACACCAACAGTTTTTGCTGGCGGATCATTAACTTTTTCTGTTGCTGCTACCAGTAACATATCTGGAGCGACGTTATCGTATCTTTGGCAAACCAGTAATAATGGAACAACGTGGTTAGATTTGCCAGATAATGGTGCTTCTAGTATTACTCTTACAAATATACCAATTACAGCTAATGGCGATCAAATTAGAGTTGCTATATCAGAACTTACTCCATATGTACCAGTAACATATAACTATACTGTTGTTGGCAACGGATCTGCTTTTTGGTCTTTTACTGGATCTGCCACTGGTAGCAATCCAACAATTAATGCCGTAGTTGGAGATACTTTACGATTTGCTGTTAGTTCTACAAACGGAAATACTTTTTATCTTAAGACATCTGCGGTGGGTGGAACTGGTAGTCTTGTAACTACGGGAGTGACTAACAACGGAACTCAAAATAATACTGTTGTTTGGAATACGACAGGTCTTGCTGCTGGCACATATTATTATATTTCAGCGGAGAATCCAACTAACATGGTTGGGACAATTATTTTATCTCCAGCTGCTTCTACTTTAAATTCTACTGTTTATAGCAATGAAGTGGGATTTGTTAGAACTTTGAGCGTTCAAGCACCCCCCCAAATAAATGTTATTGATTTTAATCTTGCCTCTTACACGGTTGCTACGGGTGCTACTTTATCATTTACACTTCAAGCAACAACAAATAGTACTTTATCTAATTTTATTAATACCACCCAAACAAATGTTACGCCGATGGCGTTTCAGTGGCAGCAAAGTACTGATGGAGGATCTACTTGGACAAATATTGTTACTGGATCTACTGCTACAGTAACGGAAACGATGATTTCTTTTCCGACTACTCCAATTCAATATTTTAAGCAATCTGTTCTTACTCTTTCAAGTATTTCATTTTCTCAAAATAATAGAAGATACAGATGTCAAATCTCTTATTCGAAGGATGGAACTACTGCTTCAAATAGTCCTGTAACTACTAATTCCATAACTTTACTAGTTAATCCTCAAATACTTATTAGTAAACAACCAGGAACAGGAACAGATACAACTAGTACTATATCATATAACACGAATGTTTCTGGTAGTGGAAATGCTACTTTAAGTGTTACTGCTTTTACTACATCTACAACATCAATATCATACAGTTGGGAATATAGATGGAGTGATACACCACTTTATTCTCCAATATTAGTTAATAATCCACAAGCAACAGAAACTCCCTTTAGATTGGTTTCTGGAACAACTGCAGATGGACCTATTCTCCAACTAGAAAGAGTTAAATTGTTATCTGGATCTAGTAGTAATTTACTTTACATAAGAGTAAATATAACAGGATTATCTGGAGAACAAGCAGTAATTTCTAATGATGCTCTTTTATATTTAACACAAACTGCGATTATTTCTGGACCATTTGATGATTCTGCTGTAGAAGATAGATATGGACCAGTATCTAATCGTTCTTCGTTCATAGAAAATCAACAAACAATAACTCTAAATGCTGGCGTTGATGTTTCTATAGATACTGGAGTAAGAGGACCAATAACTTTGGGGTGGCAAAGACAATATGTAGGTGAAACTGGGTGGACAGATGTTGGAACCCTGAAAAATGATTTTGGGACAAATTTACCACCGCCAACAAGTACGTCTCCCAGCACTGCTGGAATACATACATTTACAACTCCACCATTAAGAAGAAGCACAGATCATTTATCAAAATATAGAATGTATGTAACTTATAATAGTGGAGGAAATTCGGTTACTACTTTTTCCAATCCCTGTACTATTTCTGTTTTTAGAACAGCATATATTGATAACAATCCAGGAAATTCCGAGACGTTTGAAAATTCTATTGCTAGTTTTACGATATCAGCATCTCCATCCAGCGGAACAATAATAAATTATGCATGGGAATATAGTGTAAATGGAGTAACTTGGTCTCCTATAGTAGATAATTCTCCTTTATTAAATGTCACATCTATAACTTTTAGTCAGTATACAGTTACTGTTACGTGTTCTACTCCACATAATTTAACAGCGGGAACTAGAATATATGTTTCTGGGGTTACACCAATAACATATAACGGCACATTCATCGTTTTGTCTGCTGGACTTACAAGCACACAATTTAGATATACTGTGCTAAACATACCGACAGGGAATGGAGTTGGACCATTTACGATACACAAAGCACCCAAATATTCTGGAATTAACACTGATACGTTATTGATTACCACAGTTAGTGCTAGTATTCTTGAACGATACTATAGATGTGTTGTGTCTGTTCCAGATTCTTTATCTTCTGTAGAAAGTTCTTTTGGAACATTAGTTCTTAGAACAGATACATTTTTAGGAATTACATCAATTAACGATAAACAAGTACAAGAGTATAATAGTGTTTCGTGGACAATCAGTGCCAATTCTACTAGTTTGTCTACTCCCTCATTTCAATGGCAAAAAAGTACAAACTATAATCCCAGCAATCCTACTTCCGCGACCTGGAATAGTATTATTGGAGCAAACTCTTCTACTTATCAAATAGCTTCGGTTACAACTGCTGACGCTGGTTACTATAGATGCCAAGTGATAAGTGCTGGATCTATTATTTCTTTCAGTAATGTTGCTAGACTACAAGTTTTTCCTGTTGCCATTAATATTACAACAAATATTCCTACTTCTATCACAGTAGAGGAAGATTTTGCTGGCGCAGAACTCTCGTTGGTGGCAAGTAATACCGTTCCTGGAGCGATACAATATCAATGGGAATTAAAACCCGTAGGATCTTCTACATTTTCTCTTGCTCCTGTTGGATTTGGTCAAACAACTATTAATACTAATAATTACAGGATACAAGCACCTTCAAGAACAACTAATAATGGTGATGTTTATCGCTGTCGTTTAACAGCAGTAGGAAATCCAAATACTTATTATTCAAATGAATGTACAGTTACAGTTAACAGAATATTTAACTATTTTGCGGATGCTGCCAATAAAACCATAACGGCAAATTCAACATTAATCTTAGACATAGCACCAATTTACACTGGAACGGATCTCCCAACGTATCAGTGGCAAGCAAGCACTACTAGTGGAGCTTCGTGGTTTAATTTAGCAAATGGAGTTAATTCATCTTTATACAATATTAATATTGATGGTGTTACAACACCAATACTATCTTTGTTTAATATACCACTTAGTTTATCAAATTCTAAATTTAGATGTAATATTACTTTTAATCAGGTTACATTAGTTAAATATTATAGAAGCATTCCACTTACTTTGCCTATTAGTCCAGCTGGTTCTCCTTTCAGCACCGCAGAAATAACTGTTTCAGTAATTTCATCTGCCTTGCCTGTTCAATCTTACAACGACCAAAGACAAAAAGTTGGAGCAGCGATCGGAACTGTTATATGTGTACCAAAACCAGCGGGATACCTTGAAGATCCATCTGCTACTACCGATGATGCTGATAGATGGAAAATTGCTTTGACTGGTCAATTATCATCTGGCGCCCCTGTTCAGGGCGTATCAGCTTCCACTAGACCATATGGGTCAAATGATAGATTTCCTGGATATATTGAAATGCGAGGACAATTACTGAAAGCACAAGATTTTCCAGATTTAGCAAGAATTTTGGGAAATACTTATGGTGGAAATATTCCAGCAACAAGACAATATCCAAATTATCAAAGCACTGATGTTTTTAGATTGCCTTGTCCTTATGGAAAGTATTTACTTGGTACTGGAAATATTGATAATAACAGATCATCGCCGTCTGTTGTCCCTCTGTATGCTCCAGATGGGACTTCGGGTGGACAAATAAATCTCGCTGGATCTATGGGTGGAGAATATAACTTTGAAAAATATGATCAGTTGCCACCAGGAAATCCAAATATAAGTGGTCAACCAGATGGCACTGCTCCAACTGTATCGCCATTCTTATTTACTGTTGGAACACACAGAACTGATGGTTGGGAAAATTGTACAATCGAAGCAGAAACACAATTTACGGGATCTACATCATATCAAATATCAGATTCCAGTGGCATAGGACAAGTAGCATTGAGTGGTCCTCCCGCACACGCCCACAGAATTAATGCGATTATATATGTTGCTGATAGTGCTGTATATGGTGGATCTGGTAGTTGTGGGGCCACCAGATCGGATTCTGCCTCTGGAAACATTAGTGATGGACCCGAAGGAATTATAACAAATACAAGAAATCCTGGCAGAACGCATAGTCATGCTTTATCTTTCAATCCAAACGATGCTTCTTTGGGGGAAGGAACTGGTGCTGATGTTGTTCCTCCTTCTTCTGGTGGAGTTTTTACTTATTCTTCTCCTGGGGTTTATGATTTTACCGTACCTGCTGATCAAACTAGTTTTAATTTTTCCATTTACTCTGGTTCTGGTGGTGGAGGTGGAAATGATGCTGGAAACCCTGGATCATCTGGCGGCGCTGGTGTTAGAATAACTGGAACATGTACAAATATACCTGGCGGAAGTAATATGCGCGTTGTAGTTCCTTTCGCTGGTGGCGGGGGTATTGGGTGTGCTTCGAATGGTGCTGGTGGATCTGGTGGCGGATCTCAAATGACTGGATTGGGTGGAGGTAGAGGAGGAAATTCTGGTCCTAGTGGATGTTCTGGGTCTGGCGGCGGCGGTGGTGGTACTGCGTTTATTATTTGCGAAACGATTGGTAGTGGACCCAATCCAAGTGGAATTCAAAGAGGAACAATTTTAGTTATGGCAGGCGGTGGCGGCGGTGGTGGTGGAAGTGGTCACCATGGAGGAGTTACAAATCCAAGATTCAATGGTGGCGCTGCTCCAACAAGTTTTGCTTCTAGCACTATAAATTCTTCTGAATTTTATACAAATCAATCTACTTTAACTTTTAAACCATATGATGGATCTGGTGGAGGTAGTCCAGGATCTGGAAGGCAAGGTGGAGATAGATCTGGTGATGGCGGCGGCGGCGGTGGCGGTGGCGGTGGTTACCGTGGCGGTGCTGGCGGTCCACAAGCTTCGGGTGACGTAAATGCTCCAGCTGGTTCAGGTGGTACTAGTGCTTACAATTCTGCTTTCTTTTCTTCTGCTCCTATTATAACTTCTGGATATGCTGGCGGAGCAGCTGGTGGTTCTAGTAATTCTGGAGTAGCTGGAACAGCTTCTATCACTATTGCATCTAGCACACCAACAGCACCGTCACCAACTACTGGTGGTGTCAGTAGTCCAGATCACAATGGAAACTGGGGAGTACTTAGGGGATCTGCTAATCAATTTTTATCAGAGACAATAAATCATCATATTGAACCCACTTCTACAAGTGAAACTTTAGGTATAACATTACCATCTGGAACTGCGACAATGAGTTCTAGATCAAGAACTAATTTTGATAATGCTCTTGATTTTTATATGAGGAATAATGAGGCAATTCCTTTACAACAGCCATATTTTAGATTAAAATATCTCATCAAAGCTTTCTAAATAAAAAAAAGATAAAACAATGAACAAAGTATTAACGGTATACTTAAATCCCCACGCGGACCATCCAGACGTAGTAAATAAATTCATATTTACTTACAAAGGACATCCACTAGAAATGAACACTGATCAAATATCGGAATTTATTTCTTTGCTGCCAGAATTTTGGCACAGTGAAAATGACAAATTAATATTATTTACTTCTTTTTCTGATGGTAATTACTATTGCGAAAGAGAAAAAACCGTATATAATTATGCTACCAAAATTTTTGAAAAAGTGCCATATGTATTTGATGCGACTGATGAAGAAAAGGTAAATGAATTTACTAAAATTTTAATAGAATATTTTGAATCTATTCAAATAGAAAGACAAAAAGATATTCAACAACAAATTTTAGGCGAAATACAAAATTATTCTATTATTCAAAATTTTGTTTTGAACACGAGAGAAAATGTTTTGAGCAAAACCGATTATCTTTTTATTGGTGATTATCCTATTTCCGAAGAGAAAAAAATAGAATGGTCTAAGTATCGCCAAGAATGGAGAGACATAACAAAACAAGAAGCTTGGGAAAATGGAGAAATTCATAAAGTATTGTTGCCCGTTTCACCAGAAGAAAAAAATCAATTTACATACAATATAATGAAAGAAATGGGACAAATTGACAATTCAGTTTATAATTATATTGAGACTATTAAGAATGATGATAATTTTGAAGATAAAATGAATAATATTATTAATAGATATTGTGAATACTTAATAAAACAACATATTGTTATGGCACTATCTCGATTGAAATTACCACTATTGGATATGAATTTAAATAATTTTTATTCTGAAGCACCAACTGATGAAGATTTCCTAGCAAATTTCTCTGAGTTTTCTGAAAAAATTGATGAACAACTAAAAAGAATTGGAACCGATCTAACAGTGTCGTCACTTATTTCGCATTATCGTAATATGTCTGGTAGCAGCATATCACAAGAAGTGATAGATATTTTAGAAGAATTGAACAAATCTGCGGAGGGTGATTCGAAATGATTTATCAAGGAGATATTAAACCAACCGTAGAATTTATTAAGGACTTGGCAAAGTATTCTGGAAAAATCGTTATGAGAATACAAGCCGAAGGTCCATTGAAATGCCAAGATCCCGAAAAAGTTAAAAAAATCTGGCAATTTTATGAGGATAAAGTACCACACGAAATTCTTGACGAATTGATTAGTTATGGAGATATATATTGTTATTTTACTACAAAAAATGACGCACAAATAAACGCATCTAATTGGTTTCCCCCTTTGACATTAATTAATGATCCCGATTATGAAGATGTTGATGAAGACTACTACGTTAGTGTAGATTGTGTGGACGAAATGGGACGCTGTGTTATTGGATATTAAATATGATTTCTGATTATTCTGCCTTTGATATTAATCAAATACTTTCTGAATTGGAAAAAAGAAATGTTTCTATATCTTTTGAAAAAATTGATCAATTGTATGAAGCATTTGAAGATATTTTTCCAATACTTTTAAATGCCAAAGCAAAATCCAAAAAATATTTCACTGCGTTAATAAATGAAACCTGTTACGACAGTGATAGTTTTGAAATTAAAAAAACATCAAAATATAATCCTTACTCTGACGCTGGAGTAGTTTTTGATGAAAATGACCGAACAAATATTCAACATTTAACACAATTTTTACAATCTTATCGTAGTTTAGAAAATACTTATTTTTTTGAAGCTTCTAATACTTTTGGAACAACTTTTACGTCCGATATGAAGTATATTTTACATTCAGAATATAATTTAAATTACGTTTCTCTTCATACGTTTGATAATAATGAACTTGAAAAATTTATTAATTATATGCCAAAATTTTTAGAGTCTTGTCCAGAAAAAATTGAAGATATCAAATCATATGATATAGGAATGGCATCGGTTACAGTAAATCCAGATCATACGCCCAAAAAATTTGATTTTTTTATTTCTAAGAAAAATTTTTGTGAATTAAATATTGATTATGAAGACAAAGAAAAAATACAAACAATTATAAATTCTGAATGTTTCACTCCAATTATCAAAGTTGGGTTTTATTTTATAGGTCCAGAGCAATATAAATGGTCTGTGGTTTTGGGTATGGATAAAATGAAAGAAATTTCAGAAGAATTAATTATTAATGATGAGTTAAAAAAGTACATAAAAAATAGTGAGCAATCTACTTTCATTTATGAAATGGTGTGGGATGATAAGATATTACAAGAAAAAAATATACTTTGTCAGGAGGCTTGACAGACCCTTGACACCTGTGCTACAGTAGCGGAGCACTGGACAGGAGACCATGAAAGGCATTATTGATTACGGTGACGACGGCGTAATTCCGATGATTGACTCGGATGACGTTGTAACCGTTGTTGAGAATATCCTTGAATATGTGGAGAATCGCTTTGAGATTCTTGACAAGAAAGGTGGTCGTGATGGTGACATCATGGCACTCTGTCAAGAGTTTTATGAGTGGGGTTCCGCCGAAGCGGGTGATGAACTTTCGTATTTTGTCTGTCCGTCTTTTGAATAATTCTATATAATAGTAAACACACCAGGACAATGACTGTTCCCAACTGGCAACATCACTCTAAAAAAGAACAGAAGCGCACCCTGAAACCTCAGGCACTGCGTCAAGCAAAAGCTCGCAAACAGGCGCTCAAGCGCCTTCTGGAGGTTACTAAATGACTCATTATGATAAACTGATTGATTCCATCATTGATGAAATTTATTATGTTTGGACTGAATGTTCTAGTTGGAATGAAGATGATCAAGAAACTGCGAAAGAAGCAGCACATCGTATTCTTCAGCATGTAGAAGAATTTCAAACCGTTCGCAATAAACTTACACAATGGAGGGCAACTGACTAATGGCATTATCACAATCTGTAGACGAATCATTAAATGAAGCATCTGCGGCACTTCGCAATGCTTTGGCATATGCTGCTCGTCAAGAGCGACCTGTAGTTTGTAATAGCATCTCAGAACTTTTGTGTCGCATTGACCAAATGAAATCTTTTGATGGTATTCTTGATAAACTTGATGAGATGACTAAAGATGGTCCTTTTAAAAATTAATAAATGGGAGTTGTATCAACCGCCTGTTAAAACAACTCCAGAAAACGTTAGAGAAGCAAATCAAGGATTGTTTAACTGTACAATGACGTTGCCAGCCGCTGCTGCTCATTGTGGAATGACGCAAAAAGAAATGAAGATGACGTTTCGTGAATATTTAAAATATCATCCACCAACTTATAATCCTGTTTTTGCTGGTAATTATCCAGGACCACTTTACGCACCTCATCCTGATATAAAAAATGAAAACACTATCTCAGACTGATTGGGAAAATATTCATAAAATACTCCCATATAATTTGCCATCAATTAATCCAAAGTATACTACGTTAGCAGGTATTCAAGAGCAAATTGAAGAAAAAGAAGTAGGCGATTATATCTACTATTTGGAGCAAAATGCTCCTTTTCAATTGGGTGAAGATGGTAAACCTTTGCCTCAGTATGACGAAAACGGAAATGCTATTCCTATTTTTACTATCGTACAATGTTGGGTAATTGATGATGACGCATGAAGAAATGCTTGAAGAAGCAGCGAAACGTGAAGCAGCAGCACTTAAAGCAGTAGAAAAACTCTACGAAGAGAATGGTGATGCTCTGAAACAACTTGCAGAGATTGAAGCAGCAGAGCGAGAAAGACCATTCTATCGTTTCTTTGCGATTGAATACTTT